GGGGCATCTGGAGTCAGCGATGACTTCACCATTACACCACGAAGGTGGCAGCGCATCGGTGTATCCAATACACAACATCTTCGTGCCGAAAGGCAGATTGCATTATGGAAAAGATAGCAGGACCAAGGATTCGTCGCCGCACAGACGGGGCGCCCGATGGAAAGACTCGAGAGATCGGGTATTTCCAAAGTGCGTTCCTCGATGGCGCGGGCAACTTTGTTGGCTGGGACCCGAACTCCATAGTTCGGCATACCTATACCAACAATAGCGAGCCTAGAGACAAACAGATTACCCAGGACGAGGTCCATCCCGGGCCTCCCTACAAAGTAGGGGGTGATTTCAAGTCTCTAAGACTTCGGTCCATGTACGACCCTAACCAGGTCGTTCGGTTCATGACACTCTACAACCGGCGCTCTGCGCCGAGTGGTGGTGCTGCACCGCTGGTCAGCGGAATTCAGTACAACCGTAGATATGTTGGTGGGTTTCACCCACCTCCGAGCTCGTACTTTGGCTTGGACTCAGGGTTTATTCAGCCCGAAGGTCCAGGTTTGAGTCTAAGTTCGGTCTTGATACCGAATATCACTCCATGGGGTGATAAGGTTTGGAATCGTACCAAACCCCAACTGGAAGAGGCGGCCCTCTTGAATGCCGGTGTGGAAGCATACCGGGATTTGCCTACCCAACTTCGTACGACGGGTCGTGGCTTTGCCGAGACCTGGGACGCTATTCGACCAATGTCAGGTCAGTGGCGTCGTTCCAGCACCATAGACTTCGGGATTAACCAAAATCAGCATCTCTCTGAGATGTTGACTAGGCGTTCCGTGGCCGAGGACTGGCGTAATGCGAAGCGGATGGCTCCTAAGGAGGCAGCCGACCAATTTCTTAATGTCGCGTTCGGGTGGGTTCCGTTCATCAATGACCTTTTGTCGCTTGACAAAGTGATAAACTTCTGGCATAACTTCGTTGTCCAGAAGACAAAGATGAATGGAGTTCCTGTTCGAAAACGCGTCACCCTGTTGGACGAAACAACGTCGTCTGAGTTAGCTAGCGGGTTTGGATGTCCAAACTTTCCTGTTAGCTTCCCAATAGACTTCTTTAGGAAGGGACCCTCTTGGTCGTTACGCGAAGAAATCAATACTCGCGTGACGGGCGTTGGGAACTTTACCTATTATCGTCCTGAGTTCGATGCTGATCTCGTGACTTACAATAGTCAGTGGTCGCAAGCAATGCGATTTCTAACCATCACAGGTTTGAGGATCAGCCCGAGACACTTGTACAATGCAATTCCGTGGACCTGGTTGATCGACTGGTTCACCAATCTAGGAGACTGGATTGGTTATCTTGGCGATCTATGGCAGGACCAGCTCGTGTGCCACTATTGTTACTGTATGCAGGCCCGTAGGAAGATGAGGACTGTTATAACGTCCCTACCCTTCCACGATCAGCCTGTCCAGCTCGGATTCTCTCGAGTTCTCGAGAGCAAGGAGCGGAAAGGTAACACTAGTCCTTTCGGATTTGGTCTGTCTTGGGATAGTCTTTCCTCAAGACAAGCAGCGATCCTAGCAGCCTTAGGCATCTCTAAGTCTAAGCTCTAGGGTTATTCGGGTCGTGTCCCAGCTATGCGGAGGGTTGGAATCCCCGCAATGACACGATCAAAACTTCCCATACTTCTTAGGAGATCTACCAATGCTTGCTGATCCGCAAACTGTCACCGTTAATTCGGTGGCCCAGTCAATGGCGCGGATTCTGTCAGAGGGCTCTGCGGGAAACCTCAGAACTACTTACCAGAAGTCCGACCAAACTTTCACGCTGACCGTCTCTCAGCAGAGAGTCAATAAGCGTGGGAAGAACCGCATAAATTGCATGGTTCGACTGGACCAACGAGCCTTGGTCACAAACCCGTTGGATTCAACCAACGATTACGACACCCAGTCTTTCTGGTTCGTCTATGAGAGGCCAGAATATGGCTTCGATCAGACGGCCGGATTCAACTTGGCGTCGGGTTTAAAGACCTGGCTCGATTCGACAGCCTTCGGAAAGCTCTACGGCGGCGAGTCTTAATTGCTACCGTAGTTTTCGAGCGGGCGGCTGGATGCAAACGCACCAGTAATCAGCACTGTCATTGGTTGATTCACTGACCCCCTAAGCAGGAGGCCGTGATGAAAAGCAATGAGCCGAGCGTAAGCCCGGCAAGTGATTTCCTGGAGTTGGTCGCTTGCATCCTACAGGATGCTGCGGCTAAGTGTACCGCTGACGTTGAAGTTTTACGTGACCTGATGACTATCAGGGCACGGGTTGAACATGAAGGGATGTCGTTTCTCACGATTTCCCTTCCCAACTTCTCGCGCGACTTCGAAGCCGCGTTAGAGCTAGGATATATTGACTCGAGTCTCTTCGCCGGATACAAAAAGGCGAAAGAGGGACGAATCCCTGCATTCTTGCAAGGTATCGTCAGTCAAGTGTTCAACCGTTCAACAGGAGAGTTAATTGATGAACCCCCAACAACAATTGGTGTTCGTGAGCGTGTTTCTACTGCTATTGCGTCTGTACGACAGATATGCCGTGCATTTGCAAAAGTGGAGATTCCCTGTACCCAGGAAAGGGTGGGGAAAGCGCTCAGGAACTTCGTCGATGTTGAGCAGTCCTTTAGTGAATTTGCGCTCCCAGATGACGAGCGCTCCGAATTTCTGGAGCTTTGTCATATGCTCTGGAGTAATGTCCTTCGGGGTTTCAACCCTGAGCTCTTACTTCCAAGGCATGGCCCGGGAGCAACTGCTGAGAAGATTCTGGGAAACCAGAAGTATCAGTGGGTTCGCTGGCACGAGCGCCTCGATAGCTATTTCCCTCTTGTGGGTTTTGGTTATCCAATTTCTCTGGCCGCAGATTATCGCGGTTATAAAGAGAGTTGGTCCATCCCTCAAGAGATCGAGGAAGTCACGCTGGTACCAGAGGCTGATGAGCAACCCGTTCGGGTTGTCACAGTCCCAAAAACACTGAAGGCCCCTAGGATTATAGCGATTGAGCCCGTGTGTATGCAATACGCACAACAAGCTCTTCGCCGGTGGCTATATCAGGTCATCGAGCGACATTGGCTGACGGGCGGGCATGTGAACTTCACAGACCAGTCCATAAATCAGCAGATCGCTGTAGTTTCTTCGTCCACGGGTCGATTAGCAACGATCGATCTTTCTGATGCTAGTGATCGTGTCCCATGGTCACTGGTTAAGGATATGCTTTCGGCATGCCCGGGTTTAACCGAGTATGTCGACGCATGTCGGTCGAGGAGTGCAGAACTACCAGATGGTCACCTCGTGACTAAACTGGAGAAGTTTGCATCTATGGGTAGTGCCCTTTGTTTTCCGATAGAGGCCATGTACTTTTACACAGTTTGTGTAAAGGCCCTGTTGGATGGCAAAGAACTCTCTTACACACACAAGAACCTGCGAAAGGTTGCGAGTGATGTGTACGTATATGGGGACGACATCGCTGTCCCTAGTGCGAATGCGGTTGATGTTCTCGATTACCTGCAGAAGTACAACTGTAAGGTAAACCGCAATAAGACTTTCGTGACTGGAAAGTTCCGAGAGTCGTGTGGCGTAGACGCATATGATGGACATATAGTAAATCCGATTTACATCCGTCGTGTGCGCCCGAAGAACATCCGGTCGGTGAGTGAGATCGCTTCGTGGGCTGCTTCCGCCAATCTATTCAAGGAGAATGGATATGACAAAACAGCCGAATACCTCTACAGAGAGGTCGAAAAGCACTTGGGGCCTCTGCCCCTCGTGTCGCGAGACTCTCACGCACTTGGGCGTGTCGATAGCCTTCGCAGCTTTAGAGAAGCTGTTAAGTCGTTTCGTTCCACTCGGTGGAACAAGCGGCTCCAGCGCCTCGAAGGGCGAGCTTGGGTTATAAAGTCTATGCGTCGCACAGACGCTATCGACGGATACGCCGCAATGAGTAAATCCCTCCTTCTTCTTGAGCACAAGGGATCACCCAGAGATGGTGATAGTAGTGATAGAACATTACTACCATCGCATAATCCACACCTTGGAAAGGGTATGGATGAGTTCACTTTGGGTGCGTTTGGATTAACACTCCAAAATGGTGCTTCGTTGGATGAGGAACACTTGTTGCGTTCCGTACATCCCGGTGATGTAGCACTTTCTCACCGGTGGGTCCCCGTCACCTAGACGGGGAGGGAGCCTAGCTCCTGGGGCAGCTTCAAAGCCTCATCCTTCTTTCTCCCGTAAGGGCTGAGAGAAAGGGTGGGATTTTGGCAGTGCAACTG